GATCAAAGAAGGCGAGCTTACGCCGAAACAGCAATATCACATGACCTCGATTCAGCTTGCAACGGCTGAAGGAATTGAAAAGAAATACACGAAGGGCGCACTAGAATATCGCTCAAACTTATGGGAGATGCCAACGGCGAGAGTGGTTGAATCCATTATTGAGGAGGCATTAGATCAAAATACTTATGCTTTTACCTTGCGCCAACAAATGCACGCTTTAATTGTTTTGCTTAAAGATGGAGCAGAGGATGAAAGCGTATGCGCTACTACGGCCAGAGAAAATTGTCGGCTGGCTTATGAAATGCTGGTGGGCAAGGAATGAAGGGCTGGAAAAAATTTATGGCGGTGTCTTGTTCGCACGGACATCTTGCCGATGCAAAGGCTACTCGTGCCGCACTCGAATTTAAGAAGCGATGGAAGCCAGACCTTACCCTACACTTGGGCGATGCGATAGACCTAGCGGCTCTCCGTGCCGGGGCGATGCGGAATCCAGACGCAGGGGATCGGGCCGCAAACATCTCCGAGGACTTTCGTGCGGGGTTAAACTTTTTACGCCTTTTAGAACCCCAAGTTTTTCTGGTGGGCAACCACGAATTTCGACTGTATGAACATCAATACAGTCCAAACGCTATCGTCTCTCATTGTGCAACCTCGGCTCTTGCCGAGTTGCATCAGCACCTAAAAGATTTGCGATGCCAAAGAATTGACTACGATATCGAGAAGGGGTGGAAAGAGGTTGGAGGAACTTTGTTTGGTCATGGCTTTATGTATAATCGCAACGCCTGTTCCGACCATGTGGAATCTTTACGCAAGCCAATCGTCATCGGCCATCTTCACCGGGTGGATAGACAAAGCGGAAGAAGCATAGGCGCACCCGTGGGCTGGACGATTGGATGTTTGGCAAACATAGGAGCGATGGGATATGCCCGGAGGAATCGAAGCACGTTAGCTTGGCAACATGGAATAGCGTGGGGAGAATACAACGATCATAACTGCATCGTGAATGTTCTATCACCTACACCCGATGGCGAATGGAGATTTCCTGTATGAAAAGAGTAAGCTGGTCGCATAAAAAGTTTGAGGGTGATTGGGGAAAGGCTCTTGAAAATTACATTCAAAGAAGATCGGATGTAGTGCCTAAAGAATTTTTTACAGGGGGACAGGCATTAAAGAAAATGGGATTATCTGATGCAGTAAGTGGGCAAAGAAATAGTCTCCTAAATCAGATGGTAAAAGCAGGGGCATTGGTAAAAAAACATTTCAGAATTGTGGACGCATCGGGACGGCGCATCTCTTCAATCGCTCATTACGCCCTAGCCAAATAATTCAAACTAATAGGGTATATTAGCTTGCCTTATAGGTTAAAATAAGGCTTTACATAGGTTTAAGATGGCATAGGCTACACCCATGAACAAAATCCTAGTAGCATACATCATTGGAGTAATTGTTGGTGCAGGTGCATTTTATGTTGCGCTAGAAATCATATTGAAATAAAACAAGTCGATGACATCCTTTCCCCTTCCGGCAAGACCCCAAGGATGCACCGCCCCAGCGTGGGATGCGAGTTACACCGATCACGCCATCGAGCCGAAGTTCAACGGCTGGCGCATGGTGATTGACCAGCAAGAGCGCAGGGTGTTTAACCGCCACGGAGAACGAGCCAAGTATGAGGCAGAAATTCTAAAGACGCTAGGCCGCATCAAGATTGCCTCTCGCTTTCTAGATTGCGAGTGGATGGGGAATCGCACTCGAACTGGGCAGAACACACTTATCCTTATTGATGTAATGGAGCCGTTGCCTTATGCCGAGAGGCGCAAGGTTTTCTCAAAGATCAAGCCAGCATCCTTTGAACTTCCCGACAATGTTTTGCTACGAATGCCAACCTTCAAGCACGAGCGACTAAAGGCGATATGGCAAGAGATGGAGTTTCAGAATCGCAAGGCTGGCGAGACGATTTTTGAGGGGTTTGTTATGAAGAAGGATGACTCCTATCCCAGCCAAGTAGACCCGCATTCTTATTGCGGCCAATGGCACAAGATGAGGATCTGGGAGTGATTACCTTTGCCATTATCTTTGGGGTGTTTATGATTTACTTTGGCCTAAAGCACCTTATTAAAAGCCTAGACCAAGCCAATTACGAGCGAAGACGCTTTCATCTTATGGTGGCCGAGGAACTTAAGAGATTAGATGAAATCTACAAGGACAAGGAATCGTGGGGAGAGTTGCAGTATAAAGAAAAGAAGTGGTGGGGTAGAAATTGAAACCAGCTACTAAATTTGAAATCCTCTGGCGCTCTCTTGGCGGGTGTGAGCTTACTAAGGAATACCAGTTTGCTCCTAACCGCAAGTTCCGAATGGATTACTACGGAGAGGCAAATGGTATTAAGTTTTGCGTAGAACTAGAGGGCGGAATTTATGTGCGTGGTCGCCACACAAGGCCGTCCGGGTTCTTGCGAGATATGGAAAAATACAATCTAGCCGCCCAGCAAGGCATCTATGTGTTCCGTGTTCCTAGTCACAATATCTCAGCGGAATGGCTTACCCCGATTATTAAATCAATCAAGAAAGGAACTAATAAATGAATAACAGAACTTGCTTGTGTTGCGTCCCAATGACGAATGCAGAACGTGAAGAAATGGAAAGGGAGTTTGCAAAAGACAAGATAGCTGGTTCGATTGAAAAACAGAACGACAACGAGCACGACCTACAGCACGACATGAGGTCGTTAAATGTCCCTGCACCCATGAGCAGGGAAGATCGGCAAGGCTATGGAGATTTTAGTTAAACAACCAAAGGAGAACCAACAATGAATGAGAACCAACTAGCAGTAACAAACAACGGAGTGGCAACCCATATCAGACAGGCTACGGATGTGGCCGGGGCTTGCCGAGAGATCGTAATGAAAACCGCACAGCAGATTGGAAGAGGCGATAAGAAATATGTGCGGGTGGAGGGATGGCAATCCATCGCAGTAGCGCATGGGTGTGTTGCTTCGGCAAGGGATGTCGAGCGTGTTGAGGATGGATACCGATGTATTGGCGAGGTTAAGAGAATGGACAACGGCCAAGTGATTTCTCAAGCCGAGGGATTCTTGGGCGATGACGAGGAAATGTGGAGTAAGCGTCCAGTATATGCACGGAGGGCTATGGTTCAGACCAGAGCAATTAGCAGGGCGTGTCGATCAGCATTCGCCCACGTTGTAGTATTAATTGACTCCGGGTTAAGCACAACCCCGGCAGAAGAAGTTCCGCACGGAGGTTTTGAAGATATCAACACCGACAAATATGAGGTTCCCGCTAAAGAGGCGGTCAAGATCGTGGCAGAGGTTACAAACGAAAAAACAACCGAAGAGCGAGACATCGTATTGAAGTTTGGCAAGTGGAAAGGCGTGTCAGTTCGCCAGATTGCACGAAGCGAGGATGGCTTGAACTATTTAGAATGGCTTGCCAAGCAACCCTTAAAAGAAGCCGCTGATGGGAAACCCTACAAGAACGACATCGTGCGTAATGAGATTATCGCCGAGGTTCTCATGGCGGCAGAAGGAAAGGAGGTGAAAGGTGAAGGAGACGACATCCCATTCTGAATTAATAAAATCATTCAGCGATCAAATCCCCGGAATCCTTCGTGAGAACTTTCGCAAGGTGGCACAAGCAGAGAGAAGCCGTGTTGCAGAACTTGTGCAGAATTTGGCAGATGGTTCCGAGGATGCTATCCAGAAAAACATATTGGAGGAAGTGGCTACGGCCATACGAAGGTTACCCGATGTCTATTGATGTAGATGTTCCAGTAGTGCGATGGTCAATGTTGGAGTGGCGAAGCAAGCGGGATAAACCAAGGGAGAATTCTAAAGTGCTAATTGATACTGGATCAGATGTGGTTGGTGGTAGGTATCTATCTGGAAACTTCTACTCAAATGGGTGGCAAGTCTGCACGGAGCTAACCCAATGGGCTGAGTGGCCGAAGGCTCCACGGCCATGAGCGTTAAAAGATTAAAGCTGGTCGATGAGTTCCACGGCTATATCCGGGGAAGGTTGAAAGAATTGTTTAATGATTTCAGCCATGCCCAGCACCAGAACTATAAAGACATCATAACCCATTTAGAGTTTAGCCATAAAGTAACCAAGGAGCTTTTAGAACGAGCCAAGAAATATCAGAAAAAAGACAGGGAGGCCAAGAAGTGAAAAAAGTATATTGTGTAATGGAAGGGCCAGATTTTCCAGAAGGTGCGCCTTATGCAATTTTTGAAAATTTTGATGAAGCAGTTAATTTTATTAATAAAACTGTTGAAGCAAACTTTCCAGACCAATGGAAAGGAAGCACTTGTATTTATCGTTATTCTTTAGGTGAAAAAGGACACGAAGTAATATTCAATAATTTAGGCGATGTAATACAATGAGGCGAGACTCCTTCTGGTTCCCATTTGAGCCTAACCGATGGCTTGCAAATGAAAAGCTGGCCTTGGTTAGCCTAGCCGCCAAGGGTCTTTGGATTCACTTGCTATGCCTAATGTATAAGGCGAACGCCGAGGGCAAACTGACCATTCACGGAAACCCTCCCACCCCGGAACAGATAAGCAGAATGATTGGTGAAGATGCAAGGCCACTATTGCAAGAGCTTGAGGTTGCAGGGGTTTATGAAATTAAGGACGACGCAATATATCACAAAGGAGTTGCCTCAGGCCTATTAAAGATGGAGCAAAGATCTGCCGGATATGCGTCAAGGATGTACCATAGATGCACCAAAGATGCGCCATCTATCGTATATAATAATAGTAATAGTAATAGTAACAATAATAGTAAGACAAATAATAAAGAAAGAGAGAGTCCGCTACCGCGTCCCATCCGCGCGGATTGGTTGGCTTATGCAACGGAGATCAAATGGAACCAGAGGGATGCGGAATCGGCTTTCGACTATTACGAAAGCAACGGATGGAAAGTCGGAGGCCGTGCCCCGGTAAAGGATTGGAAGGCTTGCGCTAGAAATTGTCAGCGAAGGAACCAAACAACCAACACGAAAGGAAACCAGCCAATGAAACCAGCACCACGAAGCCAATGCGAATCCTTACCGACTTACAAGGTTATGGGGTTTGCAACACACTCTGATTGGGTGAAAGCGGGTTGCCCATGAGTCTTTATCAAGCATTCAACCGGGACAAGGAGCAGGGCGGGAGCACTTACCGCCTGTTAAAACCATCGTATGAATCAATCGCGCAACAAGCTATTGAGCACGAAATGGCAGTTGGCATTCCAAAAAAACTTTTAGCCCTTGAAGAGCGAATAAATAAGCTTGAAATTAGCCTTTCATTAATGAGGGAGGCCAAAAAAAGCGACACAACGCAAAGCCAAATAACTCAAATAGGCACTAGGATAGCCCAAATTGAGGCGCAAATAGGGCTAGAAAGCGTTCAGATTGATAACAAGAGGCATATACCAAACCTTGTAGTCCCGCACGAATTAAGGGTTTTAAAGGGAAAAGCTGGCAAACCAAAGAACCGGGCGCATGAAATAGTGCAGAAAAGATGGAATCTTTGGAAGGCACAATATGAGTCCGGCGCAATTATGAAAACAATCGCTAGGGCTTGGAACTGCGATCATACGTCAATAGCCTATGCCAAGAAAAAGGGATGGATTGCAGGTCACGGAGTGCCAGAGGTGCAATACAAAAAAAGGAGAAAAAAGAAATGAGCTATCACTTTGCCAATCAAATGACGATGGACTTTGTCGAGTCACGCCAAACCCATCACCCGGTCAGGGCGATAGGAAACAAGCAGAACGCCAAGATACTCGCTCACTTAAATGAAGGCCGATCCATAACATCGCTAGAGGCTCTAAACCTCTATGGCTGTTTTAGATTGGCCTCTCGCATTCACGATCTACGGAAAGCCGGGGTTGATGTGAAGGTGGCCGAGCACACTACAGAGGGTGGGAAGAAAGTTGCTCGTTACTACTTGTGAATAAAGAAACCACCCACTTGACGAAAGAAAGGCTAAAGCTAGGCACAATAAATGATTAGTTCCGCAGAGGTAAAGGCCAGAGCTATTCTTGAATCGCTACTTTTCGAGTGCGACAGGCGAAAGCTCTATGCCACGAACCGATCACAGGAAAAGATCGAGCTAATCCGGGCGGCGGTGTGTCAGCTATTAAAGGAGGGAATCCCAACAGCCGTTATAGCCAAGACGCTCAAGATTTGCCAAGGTTCGGTGCAGTATCACGCCAGAAAGCTAGAGTCAAAGGGCAAGATTAAACGGTGTGGTATGTTCTGGGGTGCGGTGTTGGCCTTGCTTATGGGCATGAACGCACAAGCCAGCACGATCTATGTGGGCAAAAACCTAGACCGCAAGACCCCCAAGAAAGTGATGATGTGCCGAATCACGGCCTATTGGCAGAATGAGGATGGTTGGACAAGGAGCCTTAAAAGCTCAACAGGCAAGCGGTTGGTTAGTGGCAAGTCATGTGCGGTTGATCCAAGGATTATCCCCTACGGCTCCAATGTAATTGTGGAGGGCAAGCGATATGTGGCGCATGATACCGGGACAGCAGTTATCGCTCGCAAGGCAAGTAAGGGCGCACCAGTTGTCGATGTGTTCTATAAGACCGAACGGCAAGCCCAGCGGGAAATAAACCGAGTGGGGCGATATGCAAGGGTGGCAATCGAATGAATCACCCGCAAGGCCAAGACCCAGCGGACTCAATGCTCGCCAGCTATACGCCAGATATGGCAGACGCTATCGACACGCTTGAAGATGAGATGCGGGAGAGATTGGCAAAGCTGGGGGACATGAATAAAACGGTGAACCTAGATCGGCTCGCAAAGGAAATGGCATCAATCATAGAGGCAAAGATTAAGACCGAGGGCAACACGCCCACGATCAAGCACAAGCGGGATGATACCCTAGACGAAGCGATTCTAGCCGTTGTTGAGAACCGATCCCCGGAAAGCCTAACCAGCATAGCCAAGAAATACATAAACCCATCTACAGGCAAGCCATACACACGAGCCGCCTTATGCGCTCGCCTATCCGAATTTCGCAAAAGGACAGGGTTATTCTTTCGGGTGCAACGGAGCGATAGGGTGAAGGAGATTTACCGGGAACGAGCCAAACGAGTCCACGCACGAAGGCGCGAGGAATGCCCGAAGTGGAACGTGGACGCATGGAACAAGGGGCTAAAAAAGCGATGCAAGTAGGCTCAAAGGTCGTGTGCGTTGATGATCAATTCCCAAAGGAACTAGCCCAGTTCTATTGGCGTTTCCCCATCGAAGGCCCGATCTACACCATCAGAGATATGGGCGTTGGGGTATCAATAAACGGTGAGCCGGGCGAGGTCTATGTACTTTTGGAGGGCATCGAGAACCCACGATCAACACAAGTGCCCTATCCAGAACGAGGCTTTAATGCAGAGCGTTTTCGCGAGATTGAACCACCAGCAGAGGACATGGCCGAGGCCGAAGCCCCAGCCTACGCCAATGCCTAACCACGGAGATCCTAATGAGTAACAACGAGAAGCAGGTAGGAATTGAACTAAAGAAAACGGTGAGCAAATTGGAGGAGGCCAAGGAACAGGCTATTAAAAACATGGGGGGGGCTATCAGCCTAGC